CTAGAAGCAGCAACAGCGTTAGACGCAAGTAGACGTTGAACATAGAGTTCACGTCCGCCATTTGCAAAGAATGAGCCAACCTGGAAGGTGGCTGGATAGGTTGCGTTGTAACCTCCGAAGTACTTGGTAAATTCATACCAAGAATTAACAAGGGTTACTGTTTCTGGGCCTTGTGCAAAAGGTGCAACAATTGCGCCAGCAGCATTTGCAGTAACTCCACTTGGAAGTACTGGTGGTAGTAGGCGTTCACTTATGTAAACACCTGGACGGCTATAAGCCATTTTTTCTCCTAACTAGTTTGGGGGAGGGACCTTATGGTGCCGATTGAGTGTACGTATCGATGGTAGTGAACTGAGAGCGACCAAGGGTCTGACTTCCAGTTGTACCTGTGACGTTTATTTGCAACACTTTGTACAGATTGTTATATGTTTCAGGCGCAATCTCAGAAGAGACACGGACTGTCATAGCATTTACAAACAGTCGTTTTCCTTGTTCAGTAATATCTCTCTTAGATATATCAAGAACGTCTAAACGACGAGTAGTTCCAAATACAGTATTTGGCCCTGTGTTTAACACAGCAAACCGTAGTGGAACTTTTGTAAATAACAATTGAGATAAAATTTGACGATCATGACGTGGTTGACGAGAGTATGAAGTAATTTGATAATCAATATTTACAGGAATTGGATAGTTAATTTCCCAGTTATGTTCATCATTATCCCAAGCAGTACTTTCGCCAATGACTGTTGGGTTAGTTAAATACGCTGGCTTTACCTTGCCTCTCATAGCACGAGAGAAGTCTTCAGAAATATCGACCATATCAATAGTGATGTAAGGGTATGACTGAGCACGAATTTCCTGGTCAGGTTGTCCAAACCAGACTCCTACTTTTCTAGTAGTACCTGGTGTAGCAGTGCCACCTGAAGCAACGCTTGCAATGTTTGCATTTGTTTTTGCATATTTAAATGTAGTAGGAGTTGGAATTAAAGTAATGTTGTAGGTGCCATTGAAGGCAGTTGCAGTACCAGCAATAGTAACTGTGTCTCCAACTTCAAAGCCATGTTCTGTAGATGTAGTTATTGTAACTACATTGGAACTAAGCGCTCTATTTGTAATAGTTTTTGCCGTAGCAGAAGAAGCCTTCTGATCTGTAACAGTCATCTCTTTTAACAAATCTCTTAATGCTTCATCTTCTTCTAAGAGGAAAGTCATAGGTAACCATCCATATGCTGCATGGTGCGGGCTAACATAAACTTCTCAGCCTCTTGTTGACGATTGTTAAAGCGACGCATAGCAGCAGTTGGTTGAGTATCTGGAGTTCCGTACTCAAGATTTAAGATCTCTGTCTTGTGGGTTGGGTTGCCATGAATAGTAAAAGCGCCATCAGAGTGACGTACATGAAGGTTTCTTACAATTTTTTCAGGCCAACCTGATGCTCTAGCCTCTGATCGTAAATGAGCGCCCATGAACCTTGTAGTTTCTACACTGGCTCTATTTAAAGACTCTCTGGCTTTTTTTAGGTAGGTCACTTCTTTTTCTTCGCTTTCGCTTTTGCTTTAGAAACAACATAGACAGCACCAGCAAGATAGGCTGCGGTTGTACCTGCAATTAGCGATGCGATAGCGGGACGTTTTTCTGTAGGGCGGAATCCAAACACACCCCGAATAAACTCTTCACGTTCGCCTTGATTATTAATCTCAGCGGCTTGTTCGTACCAAGGCTTGTAAGCCATAATAAATAACCCCTTTATCGCAACCTGTGGGAACAGTATTCAGGCACCGCAGCGGTGTTCTGATATAGCAATGATAAATGAAAAAGCCACCCGTAGGTGGCTTAGTCATTACTTCTTTTTCTTTTCTCGCTTGTCTTCAGCCTTCTCGCCTTTCTTACCTTCCTTGGCTTCGTGCTTCTTAGACATAGCCTTAATCTTCTTTATATTAGAAACATCCATCTTGCGGTCATCCTCTTGGGACTTAGGCTTGCGATGTTTCTTATCCATCTTTTCAAACTTGGCCTTCTCTTCTTTATCCAATCCCTTTGTGGTCTTGGCATCCTGCTTCTTGTCAGAGGCCTTGGTGTACTTCATTAAACGATTTTCTTTTTCTTCTTCTTCTTTAGCGCCTTAAAATCTGCGCCAGTAATTTTATCAGCAGGCTTTGCAGCACCAGCAATCTTCATCTGCTTAGGGCTTAGTGACTTCTTCATTACTTACCCTTCTGGCAAGTGGAACACTTGCACTTACAGTTCTTCATTGTGCATTTAAGAGCCATTATTTTTTGTCCTTCTTCTTCTTATCTGTCTTCTTCTTAGCATACTTTTTATTAGCAGCGGCTAGAGTTTTCTCTCCATGTTTGTTCTTAGGCTGCATACAGCCACAGGTAGCGCACATTATTTACCCTTTGGCTTTGGCTTGGCTTTTGGACCTTTACCGAATCCTGGCTGACCCTTTTTCTTACCACATCCACATGTTGCACACATTGGCTTTTCCTATCTATGTCTTGCCGTTTTTTTGGCAATTGTTTTTGGTTGTTTTACAAACTGCTTCCCCTTGCTATTGCCTTCTGCTTTAGCACGGTTGGTAGCAGCCTTTTCTGAAGGAGTAAGAGTATCCCACGCTTTGTCTGGTAGGTAACGCTTTTTACCTTTAGATTCTTTGCCATCTGAAGTGCGCCATTTTTCATTGCCCCACTTCTTCAGGGATTGTTGTGATTTTGCAAGAGCCATCTTAGTTCTTATAACCTCCGCCTGACTTCTTATACTCAGCAGCAAGAAGTTGAGCCTTACGAGCAGACCACTCTCCTGGATCTCCGCCCTTAGTTCCAGCCTTTATCTTTTTAAATAAACTCTTACGCATCCCAGGCTTGGTGTAATTACCAGCCTCATTTACTTTTGACTTTGGTTTTGCTGCTTTTTTTGGCACTCTTAACTCCTCCACTCTTTGGTACACAGTTAGGAACTCTCTTACCATTCTTCATCTTAAAACCTTTTTGAACGTAACCTTCCCAACAAGCCACTAGCAATCCCACTTTCTTAATGCTAATGCTTTACGAGTTGGCTTACCATTCTTTTCCATAGGTCCTGGCATTCCACCCATTCTGGCACAGAATGATTTACGACGTGCTGCTGACTTCTTAGACTTCTTTGCTTGTTTAGCAGATACGGGAGGCTTTAATGTTCCACCAGTCTCACGTTTATATGATGCACGACCTTTGGCATTTAATCCACCCTCTGGATTTTTGCCTTCCTTACGTTGCCACGCTGCTGTCTTTGCCATTATCTTCCCTGACTTCTATGAGCATTGCTCTTGTGGAATTTCTGCACGGCCTTTACGCCCTGCTTTATGGTTCTTGATCCACCCTTTTTTGTGAGATTGATTTTATCCCACTTACCTTGATTTGTATTAGTGTGATCAACAATGACGTCGCCCTTTTTATTTTTAGAAACTTTATGAACTACCCTGGCTTTCTTTCCAGGAATACCAGTAGTAAGAGTTACTGGCTTCTCTTCCTTCTTCTTATCAGCCATCAGGTCACCGACTTCTTATGTTTATAACGAATTGGGGCTTTAGGCTTTCTCACTATGCCGCCCTTCTTTCTCTTTAATCTGGCACCACCAGCCTCATATTTACTCTCAGTAACATTTGTTTGAATATTTTTCTGTGGCTGTTTACCAGCCCTTGCCCCAATGTTCCTGCGCCGTCTAGCCATTACTTACTCTTTTTCTTCTTTGACATTCCCGCTTCGCTCATTGCAATAGCAACAGCCTGCTTCTTTGATTTAACAACTGGACCTTTACCAGGACCCTTCTTACCTGAGTGCAACTTTCCTTCTTTGTACTCCTTCATAACCTTTTCAACTTTGCCTTTTGCTTTTTTAGTTGCCATCATCATCCTCTTCTACTTGGTCATCTAATTCTACCGCATTAAACTCAAAGAGAGATGGGTCTAATAACTCTTCAAAATTTCCCAAGGCTAGTTTGCGTATGCTTGGAACTGAGGATCATTTACTAACTCTTCTGAGTTGACTAGATTGCAGTCTATAGTTACTACTGAATAACGTTCGGCGTATCTTCCACGAGGCAATACTCTTGTAGGTACAAATACCTGATCTTGGAATACAACACGATCCTTGATGTGTTGATTTGGATCAGTAACCATTGCTGGAATAAGTCTATTTATATCTGCTACAGAAACAACGAGGCGCAGAGTATCTACTACGTAGAATCCTCGTTCATTCATTATGTTTGTACCACGCATTAACTGCGCCAAAATTACGGGCAAATCAAATGGGTCATTCCATCTACGACCTTTAGTAGGATCTTGATTTGATACATCGTAAACTGGATCTACATAATTTGCGTAATCTGCAGCAAGGGCTGCATCATCCCAAGTCCACCAATCAACAATAGTTCCAATAGGGTCACGAAGTTCATCGACCATGCCCTCATCCATAGAGAGGGTTTCAAACCCTATTTTAAATCGTCCTTGGACTTTAGAACCACGCATGATGTTGATTATCCTTTATTAAATTTAAAAATAAAGGGCAAAATTTAATCTGTTATTTCTACCCAATTCAAAGTACTTTCAGACCACTCGTATCTTTCGCCCGATGTAGGCATAGGAATAGGAGGTTCCCATTTAAAAGTTTCTTCATTTAAAACCCAAGAGTTATATATTTGTGGTGGAATAAAAACATCAAATTCTTCACTATAAAGAGAACCTATTAGAGCATAGTTTTTACGATAATTATTGTTATAAGAAGTTCTTTTACACACTTGACCTTTTCTATTACTATAGAAACTTTCCCAAGCCTCAGATGATCCACCAACCTGTGTGCCATCTAAATCAGTTTGAATTATGTTTTCGTCAACTCCAGTAATTACTTCAGTAACTATATTATTTTCATCTAAAAATGCGTAATGTGCCATTATGCCCAACTCACATTTCCTGAACCAGCAGTAATTGTGGCACGTTTGTAACCGCCACTTGCTGCACTTTCTGAACCTGTTAAACCTGCGCCAATAGTAACTGAGAAAGCCTGTGGATATCTTAATATAACTATACCTGAACCACCTGTACCACCGTTGTTACCATCCATACCATTGCCAGCGTTTCCAGTATTAGCACCAGCATTAGAGGCACTACCTCCTGTGCC